GAGGACGAGGACATCGAGGATGTACCCTCGGAGGATTGCCCCCCTTTCGTTCAGTACACAGGGGAAGACCCCCGCTTCATCCAGATGAACGAAGCTGCTGAACGTTGGGACTCTTGGGTGCCACAGAGTCCGATAGAACAGATGTTAAAAAATGCTATTAATAGTAATGAGTAGCTCTGAGCCAGAACCATGGTCATTCACAAACGATTCATTTAAAAAGTATGATTCGGATACCAGTTCTAGTGAAGATTCATCAGACGATGAGCAGCTTTTCTCTAAAACAAAAACAATCAAAACCAAAAAATTTAAGAAACATGTTGAGAAGGAGAAACTATCATTTGAATAATTTTTTTCCCCGAGTATAGTATACCAATCACCATGTCCGCCGCTGCCATGAAAACCGTTGACCTCGTCACCCAGGAACTCCAGACCCAGACCCTCAACTCCATCGTTGGTGGTTTCTCCTTCGCGTCCGCCATGGCGTGGATGGACTTCGTCCGCTGGGTTGTCACCCAGATTGTGAAGGTTCCCAAGAACGGTGGTACCCAGTACGCCGTCACTGCCCTCATGACCACCCTGCTCTCCATCATTGTCTACATGGTCGTTACCCGTGTTAACGGCCGTGTCAAGAAGCCCGCTCAGCCCGTCTTCGCGATTACTCGCTAATTGGTTTGGGTCTACGCTTCATGAGCATCATCAGGAGTAGTCCAACGACTACTATCGCAACGATATACGTATACTCTTTCTTCCATCTATAAGGATTCTCCTTCTTTTCAGGAATGCTTACAGGTGCTTCTCCTTCAAACACTTCTTTGATGGGAACTTTTGGTAAATTCTTCAGTTTATCAGTGGAACACGCGACTTCAAACTTCAGGATATGTTCTTGGTTCATAAAGTCGTATGGAATCAGGCGACCATGACTCATGTAGAAAAACTCTACTCGAATGTCTTTGATGTATTTATGGGAACCAGAATGAAAATGGTGTGTAACGACGTCATCAGCGCCGTTAAAGTTTATGAAATCTGAACCATCGAGAAGTATGTGTCCTGTATAAAATGGAGTGGATGTGTACACACTTTGGGTAAACTCATCCGAGCCTGCCGTTATTTTGAGTACTAGAGAATTTGGACCAACAAGATTGATTGCACCAGATGTGAGAACATTACTCACGGACACCTGGTCGGCAGACGAAAACCCAATAACTTGGTGAGGTGTCGTGACAGATGAAGATTCATCGTAGTACCCATTTGTTCCTGAATAAAACTCGAACGTAAACGTATTCGACGTACCAATATTGGAGAATGTGAAACGTTTCGTGTCTGTATCGAACGTAACTTCACTCACGTTAGATGTAGGTGGTGCGAGTTCATTTTGAAGGTGTGTCGCGAGGTCGTCACCAGTTGGGTAGTCAGCACTCTCCAATGTAATCGTTTGACCATCAACACTGAATGTATTGTTTGTAGAACAGAGAGTCAATTGGGGTGTTGGTATACGAGCAGACACCAACTTTAGGTCAGATACGTCATAGATGGGATTTTCAAGTGTAATGACATAATTATTCACGAGGGGGTACACATTCACATCACGCTGACTACTATCGATAGAGAGGTTATGAACCTTCATTAAAATATAGGCACAATATTTTAATGATTGTTTTTATCTGAGATGTATAAAATTATTGAGAGAGCGAGTGCGCCAGGGGGTTGTTTTGGAGCTGACGCTTCGCGACATCCAGTGTACGAGTGTTGGGGTTCGTGTTACCCTTGTACGAGTTGAACTGGTGGAAAGGCTTCTGCTGGTACTGCTGTGTCCACCCACCGTTGGCAGCGTTGATGCGACCATCGACACGGGTGGTGTCACTGCGAACCGTTGTCAAACGACCACCCTGCTTGAGTGCAGACTCACGAACATTCATGCGACCCGCGTTACCCATACGGTTCGCCTTACCGCGACGGTCTTCGGGACGGAAACCATACNTCATCAGTTCCTCATTGGTCTTGGCGGTCACCTGAGCAGCGGCACTGTTCGTGTAAGCGCCGTGATGGCTGTGAATGCCTGGGGCAGGTCGGTTGATGTAGTCGTACTGAGCGTCATTGCGGTCACTCTTGAAGCGAGTAGGGTCTTGAGAGACAGTCTGAGCCGAGACAAAGCGCTTGGCACCATTGAACCCGAGACCATCCTCACGAAGACCCGTCTCCGAGCGGTTAGTGGTACGCTTCGTCTTCTCATGCTCGTTACGGGGAACGACACCAGACATACCCTGCGCACGACCAGGCATCGTGGGACGCCTGGAGGGAAGGTGAGCAGTCGTCTCTGGCTTGTAGTGAGTCAACTGACCAACCATAGCAGACCGACCACCTGTGACGTCCGCAGCTGGACCCGACCGACCTGGAAGGGTCGTGAGTCTGTATTCACCAACATTCACTGGGTTGACACGAAACATCTGCTGATAACCACCAACAGCGGGGGTGTCGGCACTGACACCCAGACCTGGACCAACCAACTGCTTCTCGATGGGAGACAAGTTGTTCATGCGACCCTGGTCATACATTCGATTCCGCATGTTGAGAACTTCCTGACCACCACTCCTCTGTTGAATAGCGATATCAGCGAAACTCTCCATCTCTCGCTTACGTGGAACTTCAACCACAGGTTCAAAGTTGTTCGATTCAATTATCTCAGGATTCTTCAATACAGGTACCGTAGGCTGAACCTTGGGGGGTTCAGACTTGGTACTGAGGTTCCGACCCGCAAACACGAGACCTGCGACAGCCATGAGCGAAATGGGATCAGCCATTCTTACTTCTTGTTAACATTTTTATTAACGTACCTTTGCTGAAACAGACCATTTTGAAGTTCGGCACGGGTACTCGCGGGTTCGTATCGCATGGTGCGGAGGGGAACCTTACATTCCATATTGGTGAGGGGGAAGAGGTTACGTTCATAGGTTTGGACAATGTTCTTGTTGAAACGGGAAGTCGACTGAGGACGAAGCTCATCACTCGTGTCTATGTACTGGGCTGGAGAACCCTTACCAGCCATGTAGGGGGCAGTGCCATAAAGCATGGTGTTAGGTCGACAGTCACCACAGTTGAGAGCGCTGGGCTGGGGGTATACAAAAACTTCATCAGTCGCTTTGACTGGAGGGATAGCTCCCTTGTTTTGAACTTGGAAAAGGCCAGGTTGAAGCTGATACGCCATTTACTATTACATGAGAATATTTATCTAACTATACGTTCCGCCACCCCCTCTCACACGACCACCACCTCGGGGACCCCTGATGTCCCCATCCGAACCAAGACCCGCGAACGCCTCGAGCTGAACACCACGCGCATCGGGGCTGCAGTAGCGGGTATCACTCTTGCACATAGGGGCATTCTTGCGACCATAGAGAGCCTCAGCGAACGCCGTCTGGTCTCCTGGAATTTTTGTCACGGGGTTCGAGACAAACTGCCTCTCCGCAGCGTTGCGAAGATACTTGGGTAGAGCTGTCCGAGAACGACCAGCATCGTAAGGGATACGGTCACTTGTGTAGCTGCTGATAAAGGGTTTCACACTGGAATAGTAACACGCCTCCAAACGGTTGGGAGCATCCGTGAAATCCGTGATGAGAACATTACCCATGGGGTTATCCTCTGTGGGCATCTGACACATAGCCCCTTCCGTGTTGATACCGTAGGTCTCCCTCACCATCTTCGACTTATAAAGAACATAGATGACACCGAGAACAGTCGCACCAAGGACAAAGACACGGGGGTCACGGCGAATCAGGTAAATGATACAGCATACGTAAATAACAAAGCGAGACGCAGCGTTAACCCTATCCTCTGGGGTTTGTTCACTCGTCGGCCAAAACTGAGCAACCTGGTCGGCGCTAATAAGTTGCTGAGGTTCGTCAAACCAAGCCTTCATTTAGTATACATGGGGTTTATTTTTTTGGGAGGTTACCAAGCATACCGCCCATCATCTTCATAAGTGCGTCCTGGTCAATCTGACCGTCACCACTCTGCATCTTGTCAGCACAGTCCTTCGCGATACCCTCAATCATCTTAAGAGTGTCATCTGGAATCGAAGTGATAGTCGTACCGAGCATGTAGAGCGTCTGGAGGTACTGCCACGTCGCGGACTTGGTGTTGGCAGTCATCCTCTCCCAATAGGACTTGATATCGAGTTCCTTGAGAAAGTCAATCGTCTCAATCTCCTTGAGAAGGAACGTCTCATCCTTCGCAGAAATCTTGTCAGCGTATGGGGACACACCCTTCATGAAACCATCGACAACGAGACGAGGGTTAGTCGTCTTCAACAAATCGAAGGATGTCATCATCTTTTTGATACCTTTTTCCTCTGGAAAAGTCTTGTGCAATTCCACAAGAAATTGACCCATCATGTCGTTAAACGCAGTAACGGACGCCATTTTCTTAATGTTACGGTGTAATCTTTAAGTTTTAAAAAGGCTCACTGGAGATAGCCTCCCTCTGACCTATACCACCCGACACGATGAAAAACACGAGAATCGCGTTAAGTGCGGCGGGCTTGGTGTATTTATTGAGTTCGAGTTTTCCCTCGTTGTTGAGATGCGCCTTGAGATGAATGTACGCCGCGGTGATGGCTCCCGCAATGAGCGCAGCATACATGGGGTCACGCAGATAGTCGGAGAGTTCCATTTAATTATAACGGGGATTTTTTGTACGCTGCTCTGGTGCATCACCAAAAAGGACATCATCCTCACCATCCTCGGGCTGAGGCTGAGGCTCTTCCATTTGAGGCTCCTCCATTTGAGGCTCCTCCACGGGCTCGGGTGCCTGGACACCTGGGACAGTCTTGAACTCATTCTCGAGACCAGTAGGCTCTGGTTCAGGTTCCCCCATTGGCATCGGCTCCTCCATAGGCTCGGGTTCAGGCTCTGGCTCCCCCATGGGTTCATCCTCGCCCTCAACCACATCGGGGTCCATAGCATCCTGGACTTCACCATCAAGGGAAATATCACGAGTCTCCTGGGACATGTACGTCTGAAGAATCTGCTGGACGGGGATGAGTTCCTTCACCGTGTTCTCGATGCATAGGGAAATACGCGCCGTCAAGTTCTCATCCCTCACGTACTCACTCTGCTCCTCATGGAAAATGTAAGGGTCTTTGTAAAGGTCTTTGGCGACGTTGTTGTAGCACGTCTGAATGAAAACTTCCTCCGTTGGAAGCTTGAGGGCAATCTTCTTGTTATCCGCCTTGAGACGGACAGCCGAAAGAATCTTGGTGCAGGCAACAAACACCGCAGCGAGGAGGTCACCGAACCAAGAGCATCTGTCAGTGATGTTGTCAGAATGGCGCTTAGACATAGCATTCGACCAATTGGGAACCTCCTTGAGGAGCTTCTGGAACATGATGAGAACCTGCTTTCCCTTGGCAGTATTAACCGCTTCGCCGTAAATATCCTGAAACACATCAATCATAGCTGGACACATGATGAGACACATCTGTCCCATGTACTCCTTCTTCGCCTCACATAGCACATTGAGGTTTTCGGACATTTTATAATATCTACACAAAAATAAACTTTAAGTCTTACGCATGTGTTCCACGATTTTTTTACAAAAATCAAACAATTCTTCTGTGTTCATGTTATTTTTCATTGCGTTTACTCTATTACAAACAAATTGAAGATTGTCTTTTGTATACCCTTTACTACTGTCAATCCTATCTGGTGAAAGATTGTATGGATATTTAACTGATGAATAGAAATCTTTATTTTCATCTGAACTATATTCCCATGTCATGGTTATTCCCGTCAATGCACATACTCCATTTTGTTTTTCATATTGATTAATCCAGTCTTCGACTGAAACATCAAACTGGATTCTGCTATTTTTATTACATCGTTTTTTTGCGTCTGCTCTTTTCTGTATTAAAAAGTTTCTGACATCTTTCATGAAAATACATCTACCGTTTCTTGTACACGATTTACATAAAGTAGTTAAACCAGTCGTATCTTTTTTGCACACCGAAAATTCTGTATAAGATTTCATCTTAAGACAGCGAAAGCACTTCTTTTCAGTGACGTTAACTGGGTAATTAAGTTTTTGTCTATAAAGTTTCGCATACTCATTCATACACGATTTACACCAAGAACATCTTTTCGAAATATCGTTCTTATTTTTCGGTTTGAACATATCAATGGGTCGCGTCAATTCACATTTGGTACACCTTTTTTGAGGTGTCCTGATGTTAAGATTTTCCATTACATTTAATTTTATAATATGTCTATGATTCCTACGCACTTCTCCTGTACTTATTTGCAATCTTCTTGAGATTCATGAGATTGGGGAAGTCTGCTTCACTTTCCTCATGTTCAACTTTCTGTTTCTTCTTTTTCGGAACATTCCACGAGATGTAAATGTCATAGTCACTGATGAGACGCGCCTGGAACCCACCGAGTATAAACTGTCTCGTGACATATCTCGCAGCCTGACCCCTATCAAACACTGGAAACCCTATGAGAAAGGCAGGCACTGTGAGGAAGATTTGCTTGTGTCCGTACTCGACAGATTGCTTAATCTTCGAGGAAAACTGCTCATAGATTTTTTTATAAATTTCCTTCTTGATTTGTTTCCGCCTCTCGTCGATTTTCGTGACATCGTCGATGCTCAACATACTCTTTACTGAAATTTATTTTTAGCCCTATCAAACTCACTCTTGGTGGGGGCAGCAACCTCCTTGACGAGCCTGTAATCAACAAACTCTTTACCCTCGGAACCCTCCACGAAGGGAGTCACATCACTTGGAGCCTGGACATCCAGGGGCTGGCTGCGTAGGGACACGAGACGCGCCTTACCATTTTCAATTTCGAATGAAGCCACGACGGAAAAGCCGAAGGAGAAACCATCCTTCTTGATGGCCATGAACATACACTCGAACAACTCTTTGTCCTTGCCCTTGTAGTGCTTCACCTTGGTGGTCTCGATGATGTAAGTACACATCCCAGTACGCTTAGAAATCTCCTTGTTGGCTTGAAGTACAAACTCCTCCATCATGTCGTTGTCAACGGCGGCTTCAACTTCACGGTACCCTGAAAGGTTTGGTCTGGGATCATCCATCTTAACAGAAGCCACTGGTTTGGTGTAGCCTGAGAGACCGAAAGCTTCCGTGAAACCTTCCGTGTTTGTCGTCAGAAGAATGACGACGACGATGAGGGCGAACACTAACAAGTAATTCATATTACTATTATGCGTTAATTTTTTTTTAGAAAATACCCTATAGATAGTAAATGTCACTGCTGATATATAGTCCCAGATGCAAACATTCTATGGATGTCATTGAGTACGTCAATAAACACCCCCAGTTGAAACAACTCGTTCACTACCATAATGTCAACACTCAGGGGGTGCCTCCCAACTACAGGAACAAAATCAATCGTGTCCCCACCATGCTCACGAAGAATGGTAAAGTCCTCGTAGGGAACGAAATCAAAAACTGGTTAGACTCCCTCCTTCCCGCGAAGGAAATCACACAAGCGGGACTCGGAGGTATGGCGTGTAGCATGACTTCCCTGGATGGTGGTGGAGGGGTATCGGACATGTTCTCCCTGGATGATTATGGTCGTACACTCCAACCCCCAATGACGAAAGAACTCGAAGAGAAAATCAATCGGGACGTCTCCAAGGGTGTTGCCTACACAGATTTAAAGATGTAACGCACATATCTGAATAGATATGAAGCTCGTGACAATTCAAGCGGCAGCTTTTAAATCAACCTTTGAGGTTCTAAAGGACATCCTCAATGACGTGAATATTTACTTTCGACCTGATGGAATGTACATCGTGACACTCGATACCGCACGCACATCTCTCGTAGACATTTACCTGGCAGCAGATAACTTTGAAGAGTACCACTGTGAACATGAAGAAATCATCGCTGGTATCAACATCTCAAACACCTTCAAACTTTTGAAGACTATCACCAATAATGATGTTCTCCAAATTGAAATCAACTCAAAGGAACATATGAACATTGAGATTTCGAGTGAAGCGAAGAAGACGAACACAAAGTTTCAATTGAAACTCTTGGACATCAATGAGAGTCGCATCGAAGTTCCTGACGTAGAAATGACCACCGTGACGACCCTTCCATC